CTAGCCATTGTGTTGCACGCTTATTCGCTCTTCAAGGCGATAGCCCAACCGACCTGCAGGGCCAAGTTGGCAGATGGACAGCGAAATTTGGGTTTGGATGACACCAAAGTCCGCAAGTTCCTCAGCGGCTGGATAGAGATAGGAAGAGCCCTGAACTTCGATCGTGCGAAGCGGGGTGCCAACCGAATTCAGCATAGATACAAGATAAGCTTCGGCAACGATCGGCTGTGGCACATCCGGCAAAGCCCAACTATCGCCATCCCCGCTAGCCCGTCGCACCCATGACAATTGGATGCCACTTTGGCTGCGTCGTGCCCGAAGGTGACAAGGCGACCAAGGCAAAGCGGCATGCCCTGAAAAGCCCGCGTCTACCCGGGTCTCCGCATCTGGCAGCGCGGAAGGGGCTGCAGCCCACTCAAGCGACAGACCCATAAGACTTGGGTCAAAATCAGCAGGCACAAGGGCGGTATCGAGCACCACCAAGCCGCACCCTATTGGTGCAGCAGGGCCGACAGAACCGCCATGATAGCCACGCACCAGCCCTTCAAGGCGCCACGTCTGGCTGGTTACCCACGTCGTGTCTGTCCAGCTAAAAATGTCAATCACGCCGTCTGGACCATACAGGGCAGCCTTGCCAGTCGTGGGTGGCGCGCTGTTATTGGCAAATTCAACCAAACATCCCGTCGCCAAGCGACGGGAAATGGGTGCAGCAGGCAAAGCCGCTGCCAAGCGTCCATACGTCATAGCGCGGCTGACACTTGCCACGAGCCGGTCAGCTACGCGCACCTCCACGGTCCCCGGCCAAGGGCTGGCAAAAGCACCAACCAAGGGCTTGGGTGCTTGGATTGAGGTGTATGGCATTGGCAAATCCAACACCACCAAATCAGGGGGGGCCACAAGCGAAGGCACGTGAGGCTGGGCTTCTATGGCATGGCTGATCAACGGTGCCAGCCGTGGCTGAGGTGCTGTGGTAGCCACCAGCTCCTGCGCCCAAGGCCCTTCTAAGCGATCCACTCGCCACACGGTGCCATCCTCCCAGTCGAACCGATCCCCCGCTTGCAAGCAAGCTGCAATCGCGGGGGCCAATTTGCCCTGGAGGCGTTCAAATGATGTCGCCGCCGCGACCTGCTGCGCCATGGTCTGTCGGCTTTCCCCATCCGCTACCAAGGGCAAGGTTATGGACAGGGCGAGGCCGCTCGAGCCGGCACCTTCCGTGCGATAGCTGGCAGGTTCAAAGTCGTGTTCGCTCGCATAGGTGGTGACTTGTACATGCGACGGTGCCTCTTGCGGCTGAACAACCCGGGCGATATCCGCCGCTCCTTCTTTCATCTGGAAATCGGATGCTGTCAGCGAGCAAGCAGGCTGTGGCGCTGAGATGTCGACGATCTGCAGCCCCTCAAATCGGGGGTGGGCCTCAAGACCTAAGGGCTGCAAGAGTTGGTCGATCAAGGCACGTGCGGGTGCGGGGCTCTCAACCACATAGCCCTCGACAAAACCTGACACTCCGTCCGTCATGAGGCGGGTCAAGCCAGCCCGTCCGCCAATACCTGCCAATAAGTCCCGCACGGGCAGCCCCCCTGCCCGTCCAGCCAGCCAATGCCCCGTGGCCGCATGGCCACCATCGCCCCAAATGGTTTGCAACTGGGGGAAGTGTGGGTACGGACGGGCATCCCAAGTCCAAAGGAAGATATGCTCCAGCGCAATCATCGGCCGCCCGTCTATGGCTGAGACGGGGCTGTGGGCCTGCCAATAGGACAAGCTTGCTTCAAGCGCGAGGCGTTGTTCGCCATCATCTCGCGAACCGGTTGAGAATGGCGGTAGACCAGCCTCGGAGGATTTGGGATCGGGGAAAACGCTCGGGCGATTGGCGGCTTTATCGACGGCTGGGAAGCCCAGTTCCATCAGGCGGATCGGCTTGGATTGAGGCACCCAAGGCGTCGGCGAAGTTAGGCGCAGGCCGTTGACCCGCTCAAAATGGGCTTGGCTCCAGAAACTGCGAACATCTTTGACACGCCAGACCCAAGGCTCTTGATATGCGCCGTCCGTGATCGGCGTGCGGATGCGGGTAAGGCGATTGGCTTCGCTGGCATAATAGAAATCAAATCCTTCGCCGCCCTCGATACCTGCCTGCAACGCTGCCAAGTCGGGTTCAGGTTCACCCGTCCGCCGATCAGTCAAAGGCGGGTACCAATCCAGCCCAATGAAATCGATGTTCGGATCGGCCCATAGGGGGTCAAGCGGGAAACAGAGGTCTTGGGTTCCAGGAGGGTTATATCCGCCATATTCGGTCCAGTCTGCCGCATAGCCGATCTTAACCTGTGGCCCCAAGACTAAGCGTACTTGCGCTGCCAGCGCCTTCAAGGCTGCCACGGCCGGAAATTGCCCCGTTGCGGACCGCACGTGGGTTAAGCCAACAAGCTCGGACCCAATTAGAAAACTTTCCACTCCGCCTGCGGCTTTAGCCAGCATCGCTTGATGCAGGATAAAACGCCGATACGACCATTCAGAAGGGCCTGAATAAACAGGCTCTTGCCCACGTAGGCTAAAATGGCTTGCTGAGGCAGCACCAAAAAAAGCTGAAACTTCGGCTTCAGCCGTGGCGGCTAGAGAAGCGCAGGTGATGCGGCCCCGCCAAGGATAGGCAGGCTGACCCAACCCGCCTTGGAAATTGGGCAATAAATTACCTGCGGGGACATCCATCATGACAAATGGGTTTAAGGTGACTTGATGACCCCGGCTCTTGAGCTCGGTGATTGCCTCAATCACGCTCGCATCTTCTGGCGTGCCGCCATAAGCGGGCCTGCCGTCCGCAGAGGACACCAGATTTGCGTCTGCACGGCTCAGGCCTGCCACCTGCCACGCACGCGGACGGGTCGGTTTGAAAGGTTGATCGACGCGGGGTTCGATGCGGCACTGCCCTGCTCGCAAATCGGTTCCAAACCAAGCTACTACCAAGGACACATGATCGACCCTTGGCAGGTCGCGCGCCAAATTGTCCAACGAGACGCAAAGGTCAGCGCGCGCGCTCTGAACATGCAGGTTTTCAGGTTGCGCCGTTCCAGGTTTCCAGATCGTTTGGACGGGTGTTGTGGCATAGGCAAACTCCCCAGCTCCGGGGATCAAGCAAACCCCTCGTGCAAGTTCCTGCAGGCGTGGGCGATTGGCCTCAGCAGACGTTGCTGCAAGGATTTCCAATGATATGTTGGGAATGCGATCGTTGAACGCCGTGACGGCCAAGTCTTCAAAAACCAGATAGGCAAGACCACGAAAGGCGGGGGCTGCGTCCATGCCTTCAATCGCTTCGATCAAGGGATCAGGTTCTTGGTCCTCGTCGCCTAGATAAAGCCGATAGGTGACTTGGCTGAGATCAAAGACCTCGCCATTCACCCAGACACGACCAATACCGTGAATGGGCCCTTCGCAGAGACCAAGGGCAAAGCTGATGGAGTAGTAGCGCTCAACCACACGCTGCCCACCTTTGCCGCCAATCGTGCGCTTTTTGTCATGCTCTTTGAATTGGGCCGCCCAGATGACTTGGCCCGTCACGCGGGCCCGACCAAAAACAATCGGAATAGCGGCCCCTTCGCCGCCCCCTTGGACTTTCAAGCTCGACAGCCGCGAGGGCTGGATACGCGCAGGGGTTAAACTTGTTACAAGCGCTTGGTCGATTGCGCTGCCAGCCAGCGCCCCTGCGGCCCCGCCGACTGGCCCAAAAAGCGCTGAGCCGATGGTGGAGAGGATAAGACTTGCCATCAAGATCGTCCTTTTTGCTCGACGGATTGTGTGAGAGCGTTGGAATTTGGCCAATCAAAGACGTGCGTTGTGCGGGCCTTGAACCAATTGCCATAGCGATTTTCGACGATTCCGGCCGTCCAATGAGCATGGATAAAGCGCCCCGCCTCTCCCATCAGGCCTGCGTGAACCGGCACACCCCCGGGGCTTTGCGCAAACAGAATCACGCACCCTGGACTTGGTTCTTCACATGGTTGCAGAAACAGATAAGCAGCGGATACGAGGTCGTGCTTCAACGCTGTCCGCGATGGCGCTTTCAGGCCTAAGTCGCGGGCGACACCTTCAATCAAGCCAACACAATCGGTCGCAACGCCGCACTGGCTGGCACCTTCAACATAGGGCGTGCCGAGCCAGGCCCGCGCTAAGCGCATGGCTTCGCGCTTCATCGTCTGCCGCCTGAATTGACTGCGGGACTGGGGCCTGTGACCGTAATCGCTTCTCCGGGCAAAGTTGGGACGCCGCGAAAGTTTAGCCCATTGCCAAACCGGTTTCGGCAGGTCTCAAAGCGCTTGTCACAGCCTAAACTGAGGGTGACGTTATCCCCCGGGCCCGGCAAAAGCGGCATGGGCTGGGCCAGTCTGATCGCAGCATGACCGCTCATCTGTTCAGCTTGCAGAATAGGCCGCACAAGGCCCGCCGCGCGCCCAGTAGTGACACCCAGCATCCCAGCACGAAGCGCCGTCAAATCGAGGTTCTGTTCCAAAGTCAGGGCTAAAGCGCGGTCGCTCTCAACGGTTAGAATAGTCGCGCTTGCGCTGTAAGCCGGGGCCGTCAGGTCAACGCCGCAGCGGCCATCCCCTAAGCTCGCGTCACAGGTACGGGCGTAAAGCCGACCCACCATCTTGTTCATGGCGGGTTCGAGCGTTTGGATATTCAGTTCAAAGCGACTGCCATGGCAGACAATCGTCTGCACGAAGCCCGACCAGAGTAGGACACTTAAGGTCGGCTCTTGCCAGTCTATCAGATAGGCCTCAACCCGCGCCTGATCCCAAAGGCCGAGCTTGATGTCATCTGCGTCGACCCCGGCGAGCGACAAAGCACCCGAGAGAGCGGCATGGCCGGGGCTGAGCGACAACTCGGTTTCCACCGGGCTTTCGATAACGCTGATCGCGGCTTTAAACAGAGTGCCCCCAACCTGAAGATCGCGGTCATGCTCGGTGGCAGCAACAACCACGCCGTCCCGCCGAGCCAAGCGCCAGCCGCGCGCTAAGCTGGTGACGCCTGCGCGCAACTTTGCTGTTAAGGGCGGTGGCAGAGACCTCATAATAAGATCTCCACCAAGGCCAGCGAGATCACGCGGCCTGCCTCAAAGGCATCATGGGCAATGTCGAGACGGTCGCTATCAAAGCGGACTGGCGTATCAAAACAAAACCCTGCCCGCACAGGCTGTCCAGCGGTAGGGGCGGTCGATAAGGTTATAAGACCTGATTGCGTTTCAACGGAGAAGGCTGAAGCGGCTAGCTCCGCCCCAGCCACCGCGACCCTGACGCTGCTTAAGATCGGCAAATGGATTGGGCGCACGCTGCTGCTAACCGCATCGCCATAGGTTTTTTGCAACTGAAACGTCTTTAGATTGCCGTTGCCGACACCTAAAAGCTGGTCGAATGGCTGAGGGGCCTGTGACGGGCGACAGCTTTTGTGATCGGCCGGATCGGAAAAACGAAAGCCGTGTAAGCGGCCCAAACGCGCTTCAAAAAAGGCCGTGATTTCTGCAAGATCATCTAGGTTACGGATCGCTGAGCCGACCTCCCAGCGCCGACGTGAACGCGACAAGCAGGTGTTGCGCACCTCACGCCCATTCGCCAAGGCCACGACTTCGGTCACCCGTTCGGGGCCTCCAACTGCGCCACGCGCCAATTTGAGAGGGAAGCTGATATTGTGAAAGGCGGTCATAGCAAGCTTCCTCCACGTTGAACGGCGCGCGCTAAGGCTGCGGCGACTTGGGTGGAGGAGCGCTTTGCATCTGCCAGATTGCTGCCAGGGGCCATGTTGATCGTAATGTTGATCGGCTGAACGCCTTGGTTTGGCACGATTTGGCCTGAGGATGCGGGCATAAATAACTCCGGCCCGCGCTCGCCAACCAAATAAGCCCCGCCCGATATCACAGGGCCGCCATCGGCCCGCGCACCGGCTTGTGGGAGGCTTTGTACAATTTGCAAAAAGGCCGCTTCTAAGGGCTTTGTGACAAGGCGGTCCAGCGCCAGATTGGACAAATCGCGCACCAAACTGGCGGCAAGGCCTCGCACCGAGATCTCGCCACTTCGTGCGGCTTCTGCCAGCGAAGCGGAAACCCGTTTGCCCGCCTTGGCGAAGGCATCGCCCAAGGCATCGGCAGCGGCTTGGGCTGGCCCGGTCGCAAACGCGTCGAGACTGTCGGCTGCGCTCTGCAAGCTATCGTCAAATGAATTATTCTTCATTGATGTCATCTAGTGGGATCTCCACATCTGGAAAGCGAAGCGATAAGTCGGTCAGGTCAGCCCGGTTCATTCTGGCTTGGGTGCCCTTATTGGGCCCCACGAGGGCGCGCCATTCGGCAATGGACAGTTCCCAAAAGGACTGCGGACCTATGCCGAGGCTGACCGCTTGGTTGAGCAGCATGGGCCACGGCAACAAGCTCATGCGCCCGCTCCTTCAAACGCCTGCGAGATGGCCTTTGCCGCCTCTGTCGGACGTATTTGCGCCTTGGCAAGTTCTTCCGGTGTCATCGATGCACTGCACAACAACGCGGAGATAATCACCAAAACGTCCTGGCTCGAAAGGCGAGCGAGACGAGCCTCTAGGGTCTCTAAGCTATTGACTTCAAAGGCCGCTTCAAGACGCGCGAGTGCCCCCATAGTCAAGCACAGGATCAATGGACGGCCATCGACATGCAAAACGGCCTCGCCACGTGCAGGATTGATCAGCCCGGTCATAGCGCAACAAATCCCAGTTCACCGGCGCTAATCAGCGTCATTGAAAAGGTCGCCTCGCCATCATGGGCACCGCCATATTCCAGCGCTGCGATCTGAAACGGGCCTTCCAGCGTGCCAAAATCTGGGATGATTAGCCGCCAGATCCTGCGATCTTGGCTAAAGAAACTCGTGCGTACCAGCGCATCAGAAGCAGCATCTTTGAACACACCGCTTCCACTGACGCTGGCTTCCTTCAGGCCGGCCCCGGCCAAAAGCTCACGCCAAGCATTGGGGCTATCCGCAGAGGTGGCATCCACAGATTTTGCCGACAGCGCGATGGTTTTGGCGCGCAGACCAGCAATCGTTACAAAATTGGGCGTTGTGGCCCCATCTGATATCTTGAGAAGGACGTCACGTCCCGCTTGTCCGGCCATCTCGGCCTCCCTAATGAAAAAATGTTCAGATACGGTCTGCGATGATTTTCAAACGCACCATTCCGAGCCAAGAGCGCCCGTCCGCACTGCGCAGGACATCGCTATAGAGCGGTAGGATCATCACAATGCGCGCGCCCACGGTGCTGGGCTTTGCTACTGAAGCACAGGTGGCGAGCGCGGCGACGGCTTGGCGGGCGATATCCGCCCCCGACTGACGGCAGACGACCTCTAACGTCGCTATATGCTCATCACTCTGCACCAGAGATGCATCAATCGGTCTGCTCTCCCAACGCCGCCAGACGGCAAAGGGGAAAGCAGTCAGCTTCACAGGTGCCTCGACCAATCGGACAGGATTTCCCAAGACCGCTTGAACCGCTGGGTCCGCCCGAAACACCCCATCCAATGCCTGTTGGCAGGCGAGCGCGGTCATAGCTTGATCCTTTGAAAGAACTGATCCCACAGTGCCTTTTTAACAGACGCAGGCACGGGGCCGTCGCCATCGCGACGCGCAATGGCCTCCGCAACGGCTTCAAGAATGGCCAATCGATGCGCATGAGGAACCAGCACGCTGGTCGCGTAGCCTGCTTGATATTCGACACTGAGGTCGTTCATTGGCTGGTTCAAAGCGAATTTGCCATCGATCAGGCTAAGGGTGCCAGTTGGCGCATCCGCCAAGGTGCCGGACGGCAAGATCGATTTTACTGCGTGCAAAGCGGTAACCGGGCCAGTCGCCGGGATCAGAAATCCCGGCGATAAGGACCCAAGGAAATTCTGACGCAGGCGACGTGTCAGAAGCGCATGCCCGGTCCGCGCTTCAAAGGCTTCGCGCGCCGCAGAGATAAATAGATTAAGCAGAGCGTCATCGCCTTGCGTGCCGATCCGAAGATAGGTGCGCACATCAGACAGGGACACGGGCTCCCCCACTGGAGGGATCAGAATTTCCAGGGCCATCGAATGCTGCCTTAGCTGACGGTGAATTTGAGCAATTTGATCGCGTCGAAGTTCTGAATCCCGCCGCCCAAGCGTTTGGTGACATAAAACATGACGAACGGCTTGGCGGTGTAAGGATCGCGCAAGACCCGCACATCGGCCCGATCAACAATCAAATAGCCCTTTTCAAAATCACCAAAGGCGATTGCGAGACCGCTGGCGCTAACGTCGGGCATGTCCTCGCACTCAACAACCGGGAAACCCAAAAGCGTGGCAGGCTGGCCTGCGACCAAGGACGGCTGCCAAATGTATTGGCCAGTGGTATCCTTGAATTTGCGCACCAAACCTACCGTTCGGCGGTTCATCAAGAAGCTGGCATTGGCCCGGTAGGGCGTTCTTGGGGCATAAGTTAGATCGACCAATTTATCGACTGGATTGGTAGTTGGAAACGCGCCTGCAACGCCCGACGCCAGATAGCCAAGCTGGCCCCACGTCGCGGTTGCATCGGGTGCTGCTGTATAAGCCAACAGGCCCTTGGGTTTATTGACCCCATCACCTGAGATGAAAGCGATGCTTTCAGCGCTCGAGAAGCTTTCGGCAATCTCGCCCGCCAACCATTGATCCATGTCGAGCAGCGCATCATCAAGAAGCGTCTGTGTTGCTGCCGCCATGGCATAAATTTCGCCCATCGGAAAGGAGAGGAGGTCCAAAGATGGCGTCGCGGTTTCGGTGCGTGTGCCGGTTTCGGCAACCCAACCTACTGCAGGGGCTGAAATGGCAATCGGCTTGCGAAAGATGGTGGCGGAAGTTGTGCGAGTGGAGGCCAAACGGCGCATGGGCGAGGAGGCAAAAATGCGCCGATCAATCGTGGCCTGTACCTCTGGCGGGGCAACGTGGCCGCCATCTGCGGCTACGCCAACTGACAAGGATTTGGCTTCAATCGCCGCTAGCGCACTTTCATCGCCGCGGCGCATAAAGCCTGCCCAAGCGGCCTTTGCCTCTTGCCGATCTAAGTCAGCAGCTGGCTGGGCGCCAGGGCGAAGGCCAGCCAAGGACAGGCGGTCCAAACTGGCTTGAGCGCGGGTTAGGCTTCGATCAATGCGATCAACTTTTTCTTCCAACAATACATCGGCTGACGACTTTTGTTCAATTTCGGCCAGTCTTTGGTCGTTTGCAGAGCGAAAGGCCTCAAATGCTGACATAAGTTCGTGATGAGCCGCCCGCACTTCGGGCGACTGAGTCATTTTCGTTTCCATGGACTTCTCCGTTAGGCCGCCGGAGCGGCAGGGGGTTGAACGCGACGCGCAAGGTCCGCAGGCACTGACGGCCTTGTGGATGGGGATGGGCCGCGCACGCGAAACCGGGCGCGCGGCAGCATAGGAAAAGTGACGATTGAGACTTCGCGCAGATCAATCGTCTTCAAAGTGCGCCCGCCAGAAGGACGTGGCGTGGCTTCCAAAGTGCGAAAGCCAATCGAAAGACCATCAGCTAGCCCCGCTTGGATCAAGGCGACGATCTTTTGGGTTTTCGGATGATTGGGCTCAACTAGCCCCCGCATCCAAAGACCCGATTGGTCCTCAACCGCCTCAATCCAGCGGCCAATCGGACGATCGGGATCATGCTGGTAGAGCATGCGGATGGATGACGCGGGAAGGCGCTGAAGCGATGCTTGAAAGGCACCGCGCGCTACCACGTCGCCTGCCAAATCTGGCAGTCCAAATAGGCTCGCATACCCCGAAATGATCAAAGGTTGGGTCATTTGCCCTCCTGATCAATGTAGTTTTCAATCCGATCAAGGCTGGAGCCGACAGCTGCCATCTGCGCTTCAATTCGCGCCATGCGCTCCAAGATTGGCTGTTGGAGCTTGATCTCAGATTCGAGATTGTCGAGCCTTTGAGCGGCGGCCCCAACCCAGAGAAGCGCTGCAATGGCTTGCAATACGAGGGTTAGGAGAATGGCTAAGGTCAGCCGGAAGTCTGAGGCTTGGCGGAGGGTGGTCGATGCGCTTTGGTCAAGCATTAGCGATCCCCTGCAGCTGGTGCTAAGTCCGCAGGCTCGAGGCCAGCCAAAGCGCGCTTTTCTTGGGACGTCAGGAAAGAGGTCGCCTCAAGTCGCGCCCAAAAAGTCTCTCGTTCGGCCGAAAGCGCGGGAACATCATCCAAGTCTGGCCGGATTAGCAGCGGCTCGTCACTCCACGGGCTTAGCCAAGCGGCCAAAGCAGCGGAAGCTTTGGACACCAAAGGCACAATGGTTTGCCGCCAAAAGGCTGTGTTGGCCTCTTTATAATTGGCATAGGTGGCATCGCCTGGAATACCTAGAAGCATTGGCGGCACGCCAAAGGCCAACGCAATGTCGCGCGCAGCGGCGCGGCGCGCCTCGACAAAGTCCATCTCCGCTGGCGTCAGGCTCATGCAGGTCCATTCTAGACCGCCTTCCAGCAACAGCGGGCGACCCGCATTGGCGGCACCAGTATGGGCTTGGCTGAGCTCAGCTTTGAGGCGCTCAAATTGGTCTTCACTTAGGCGCTCCGCACCCGGCACACCACGATAGACCAAGGCCCCAGATGGCCGGGCGGCATTGTCAATCAGAGCCTTGTTCCAAGCCCCGCCTGCATTGTGAATATCCACCGCAATGGCAGCAGCTTCCAACGGCGACTGACCATAGAGGTCGTCGGTTGGATTGAAGAGCTTAAGGTGACACATGGGTGAGCGCCCAGTTGCGGCATCGCGCCACAGCCGCCGTTTGATGCCATTGACTTCATGCTCCCATCCGGTCGGCCAACCCGAAGCCCCCGGAATAATGCGAACCCGGTCAGGCCGAAGCGCACAAATCTCGCGCGGCTCCCCTTCTAGCGCGACAAGTTCCAGCCAGCCGTTTCCAGCAATCTGTAGGTGGCCAAAGAAGGCCTCCAGCAACTCTGGCCCGGATTGTTCTGGATTTGGGCGTTTCAAAAGGGCGGTAAAGCCGTGCGGCTTGCCGCCGCGATCCGTGATGTGCAGCGGCACTGAGGCGGCAGCTTCTGCGACCAACCGGACGCAGCGATAGGCGATCGCATTGCGCTGAAATCCTTCTCGCGCCAGCGCCCCATAGTCGCGCGGCGTCCAAACCGGACGACCGGGACTGGTATAGGCTAGGAGCGAAGAGCCCATTTTGGCTTCAGGTCGAGGCTCTGATGCGCTGGGTTTTGACTTTGAAAAGCGGGCAAAAAGAGGGAGTACGGCCATGACTGAGTATCCGTTCATAAACTACGGGCGGAAGGGCTGGGCCCTTGATCGAGGATGAGGTCGGTTAGAGCCCAGACGAGCGCATCAACCCGGTCTGGCGACCCCGTGAAGCCTGGCGCGCCAAAGCTACACATCTGGTCCTCCAGCTCTCGGAAGTGAGCCCCATGGCAGACGCGGTCCTGGGCGTAGAGGAGCGCGATAGGCTCGGCGCGGGCGCGCTTGCCATGGCTGGCGTGGACCAAACGGATGGGGGCAAGCGGGACCGCGAGGCGCAAAACGGTGCGCACCATCTCGCCGCCTTGATTGGCCTCGGCAATAATCACATTTGCGTTGAAGTGCTGATAGGCTTCTGCCACCACGGCGGCCCATTCAGAAGGTTGCATGCCTTGCCGGGATAAATCAGCCAGCACGATTGCGCGACGTTGATGTCCTTCCCCCGCTGCGGCAGCAACAATGATCCCGCAATAATCGGAATTGGCCCCTACGCTGACAGGAGGATCAACGGCGACAACAACACGGTCATAGGCTTCGCCCACATGATGAGCCCGTGCCGCAGCAACTTGGTCACGCGTCCACAGCGCGCCTTCTGGGTCTTCAACCAGGTCGCCTTCCAATTCCTGCCGTGCCCAAACAGACCCGTGCCAGCGCGCCGCCAGATCTTCAGCAAATCCCTGTGACAAGAAGTGTCGGTTGTGTCGCGTGGCGGAGCGGGTGACGATACAGGTTGGGTCAGCGATCAACTGCTTGAGAGCCGGAATCGGTCTTGGTGTCGTCGAAAGCACGAGTTGGGGGTTTTGACCCAAGCGCAGCGCAGGTCTCAACGTCCCGAAAACGGCATCAGGCTTTGACCAAGCGGCCATTTCACCGCCCCAAGCCCCATCAAATTGCGGCCCGCGCAAGCTGTCAGGATCTTCAGCAGAAAAGAGAAGCGCATAACCGCCATTGGGCCACACCAGCCGCCGGCGCGAGACTTCAAATTGCGGCCGCTCTCGACGACTGGCAATGGCTCGGAGGCCAGACTGACCTTCGACCATTACATCGCGCACATCAGCGAAGGTCGGGCCAATCAATGCCATACGGGTGCAAACAGCGTTTTCCATCCGCTCACGCACCCACTCGGCGGCAGTTCTTGTCTTGCCGGAGCCACGTCCACCAAGGATGAGCCACGTGCGCCAGCCTTGTGGCGGCGAGAGTTGACTGGTGCGTGCCCAAAAGGGCCAGAATCGTTGCAAGCGCTTGATTTGCTTTTCGCCGACCCGTTGGACGAATTCCTGACGTTTGTGCTCCGGCAGACTGGCCACATGGTTGAAACGCCAGCGAAACGCCGCGCGCTGCGTTAATGGCCGGGTTGTTTTGCGGGTCGCACTGCCTGTCAC